AGTTCAGGGACCCTTCCCAAAAAGAAAGGCGGGATGATGATTTCCATGGAAGCCGGAGACGACAGCAAACCTGATCCGACTGACCAGGGGGAACCCGGAGAAGGTGAGGACGATGAGGATATGCAAGGCATGGACCCGCGCCTCATGGAACTCATCAAAAAGAAAAAGGCTGAAAAAATGTCTGGAATGAGGATGGCGCACTAAATGATCGACTACACCGTCGACGCGCTTATCAATAAAGTGAAAACGCGGGGGACAATCCCCACGTCACAGGCTCTTTATTTGCCGGCGGACTTCGTGGACATCATGAGTGACGTCATGCACGACACCGTTGTGCCAGCCATCGTCTCAGTGAGAGAAGAATACTTTGTCACCTACCAAGACCAAGCCATAGTCGCCGGACAGAACAATTACCGAATCCCCAGCCGCGCCGTCGGAAACATGCTTCGTGACGTCGTGTTGGTTAATTCGGCGGGAACGGAAATATCAATCCCGCGCCTCGACCCGGAATCGCAGAAATCTTCGCCATCTCTTGTTTCGCAATCCACCTATGGGTTCAAGCTGATGGGGGACGAAGTGATCCTCATCCCCACGCCGGCCGGAACGAACGGGGACAGCGTCCGCATGTACTATGAACGGCGCCCGAACAATTTGATCCTTGCCGCATCCGCAGCGAAGATCCTGACCTTTAATCCGACCACCAAGATCGTCGGCATCGACGCCACGCCCAGCAACTTCGCCGTGACGGACACTTTCGACATCCTCCGACCGGACCCGATTTTTTCATCTGTCGGAGACGACATCGCCATCACCACTTTATCGGGGACGAACCTAACCTTAACTGCGGCACTTCCCAGCGGGATCGCAGCCGGCCAGTGGATTGCGGAATCCGGCCTGTCCCCGGTCCCGCAGATCCCCTACGAAGGCGGACTCTGGCTTGTCCATGAGGCGCTCTGCGCCGTTTTGGAAGGAATGACCGACAACGCCGGGCTTGTGAACGCCCGGAAGAAAGCAGACCGCCTAAAAGAGAATTTCATGAAGATCATCACCCCCCGGGTGCATGGGAGTCCACAGAAGATCGTGCAGCGAAGCGGCATATTTGATTACAGTCGTGTCGGTGGCAGGTGGAGACGATAATGCCCTTTCAATGGACAACACTCGAAGCCAAGGGCGTCAGAACTCATCCCAACCCGCTTAAACTTCCGGCCGGGAGCCTCCTTGTCGGGCAGAACATCGTCATCGACCGGGAAGACGTGATCGAACTTCGCCGCGGATCGAAACTTTATGGGGTTCTGGCCGACATCAAGAAACTTTTCAACTACCAGAACCGGATTCTCGCCCATGCCGGATCTGCCATGTACTACGACTCGGACAATGCCGGAACCATGACGGGACTGACCGGAACCTTTGACGCGCCCACCGGGGCCAACCGGATCCGATCCATGGAAGCGAACAAGAATTTCTACTTCACCTCGGCCACTGGCGTCAAAAAGATGGACGTCTACAACTCCACGCCCGGTCGAGCCGGCATGTACAAAGCGCTCGGAGGGACGGGCGCGACGACTGGCGGATCTGGATACATGGCGAACAACACGCAGGTGGCCTATCGGATCGTTTGGGGGATTACCGACGCCAACAGCAACAAGATCATCGGGGCTCCGAGTCAGCGGATCATCGTCATCAACAATTCAGGGGGGACCCGGGACGTTGCCCTGACTTTCGATATTCCCTCCGGCATCACGGTCAATCACATTTTCCAAATTTATCGCAGCGCGCAATCAACCGGCGTGGCGGTGGAACCTTCCGACGAACTGCAACTCATCGTTGAACGAGCACCCACAGCGGGCGAAGTCGCCGCATTCTCGGCCAGCTACACGGATGCCACACCAGACAACCTGCGTGGCGCGGCGCTCTATACCAACCCGTCCCAGCAAGGCATCGCGGAAGCGAACGACGAGCCACCCCTCGCCAAAGATATCTGCGTCTTCAAGGGATCGACCATCTACGCCAACGTGATCTCGAAGCACCGAATGTACATTACCCTCATTGCGGCCGGCGGAAGCGGATTGGTGAATGATGACACCGTAGCGATTGCGGGAACTGTATACACCGGAAAGGCGACTGAAACCCCGGCCAGCGGACAATTTAAGGTGAGCACGGGCGGAACTGCGGCGCAGAACATCGAGGACACGGCCAAGAGCCTCGTCAAGGTGATCAACCAATACGCTACGAACACGCTGGTATACGCCTACTACGTTTCGGGATATCAGGATCTTCCCGGACAGATTTTGATCGAGGAGCGAAGCATCGGCGGTGCGGTTTTTTATGCTCTCAGCAGCCGGGGCAGCGCTTTCTCTCCCAACCTTCCAGCCTCTGGAACCACCTATCAGTCAACGAACGACATTCAACAGAGCTACGTCGCCATCTCCAAGCCCGGTCAACCGGAGGCGGTACCTCTCAAAAACTATTTCCCAGTAGGGAGTGGGGCGGCCGCCATTCTGCGGATCATCGCCCTTCGGGACTCAGCCTTTATTTTGAAAGAGGATGGCATCTACCGAATCACGGGCGAAAGCGTGGACGACTTCCGCATTGAGGAATTTGATAGAACGACCATCCTCACCTGCCAAGAATCCGCCGTTCCTTTGAACAATCAAGTTTACGCATGGACGACGCAGGGCATCGTGGCTATATCCGAAGGCGGGACGCGAATCATGAGCCGACCTATCGAACTGACGCTCCTCCAAATCTCCACCGGGAACTACGTGAATTTTGACTCCGCCTCTTTCGGGATCGGATACGAGAGCGACCGTAAATACGCTTTTGCCACCGTCACGGGGACCGCCGACACGTACACCAAGCGCGTCTACGTCTACAATTTCCTTACCGAGACGTGGACGTGGTGGGACTTCAACCTGTCTTGCGGCCTCGTCTCCAAACGGGATAACAAACTCTACCTCGGAGACGCCGCCCTCGGGTACCTTCGGCAAGAGAGGAAGGATTACCGGATCACGGACTATGCCGACCGGGAAATCGCTCTCAACATTTTATCATCCAGCGGAACCACCATCGAATTGGCCGACACAACCGGACTCGTGGCCGGATGGTCGGTCGCTCAATTCAGCGGGACGATTGTGGTCAGGGACAGCGTGATCGAAGAAGTCGTCGATGGATCACACGTCCGTGTGGCCGACACTCTGAACTGGGAGAGCGGGACCGCCACGGCCTACGAACCCATTGAGGCGATCATGACATGGGCGCCGCTCCACGGCAATATGCCGGCCGTCATGAAACACTTTCAAGATCAGGTCGCCATCTTCTCCAACGCCAACTTTGACTCGCTTGAATTCAGCTACACCTCGAATGTTTCCATCGTGTCAGAAGCGGTGGAATTGATTCCCAAGGGTGGAGCTCCATGGGGATTGTTCCCATGGGGCGAGGCGGAGTGGGGGGGCGGTACGCCGCAGCTTCAACCGATACGAACGCTCGTTCCGAAAGAGAAGGCGCGCTGCCATTGGCTGAATTTGTCCGCCACGCACAATCAGGCGCTTACCACCTTTGCCCTGTCGGGATTGACTTTGTTTTTTGAAGCGACGTCATCGAGGAGCAAATAATGGCGGGACTCCCCACACAACGCAGACTATCGCGGGAAGACTTCCCCGGAGCTCCATCATGGTTCGACGTCGTTATGGGCGTCGTCAACGGGTTTATGAACGACGTCTATCTGGCCTTGAACGGAACCCTGACCTTCGGAGCGAACGTCTCCGGCCTGATCAAGTCCTTTCGGATCACGGCGGGCGCGACAGCGGACACCAACACTTTTACGTTTACACACGCAATGAAAAAGAAACCGGAGGGCGTCATCCTCATAGCAGTGACGGCAGTGACCAACAACTACGCACCCGTCACGTCCGCGGTTTCCTTGAGCTGGCGAATGAACGATGTCGGACAAATTGTAATCGACGCCATAACCGGACTGACGAATGGGACAATCTATGACGTTCGGGTTTTGGTGGTCTAAAAGGAGAAACGCATATGCCATTTATTGAGGAAGACGAGGAGACAAAACGTCAGCGTGAATTAGCCGAGGGCGGCGGGATACCCATCTCGGGAACGCAGGCCGGGACGATCCCGGGAGCCGGCGGAGCGCCGCAACCCGGAGCCAAAGCACCGAATTCCTTTGTGGACGTCGCCGCCTACCTGAAGGCGAACAAAGAACAATCGCAGGCCACCGCGCAGCGCGTGGCGGACACCATGGCGCAGGAACGAGTTGGATTACAGAGTGGATTACAAGGCGTGACCGAGGGCTATCAGAAGAATGTGGCCGCCGGAACCGTTAACCTTGACGATGAACTCGTAAAAAGAGCCGCCTCGAACCCGACCGAATTTGTCAAAAACCCGAACGACGTGAGCTCCTTCGCCAAACTCCGCGATGCCTCCTACGCCGGACCCGGTAACTTTGAGGACACTGCCGACTTCGGAACTGTTCTCGAACGAATCCAGTCAGGACAAGCGAAGGCCAAAACGATTGATACCTCCGAGGGCCGCAAGGCTTACCTGTCCAGCATGGGAACCAACCCAACGGCTGGCGTGGTATCCTTGGACGACCTCCTCATTGGCGCAGATCCCGCAGCGCGGGCGAAACTCACCCAGGCCGCTGGCGGATTCGATACGCTGAGCGGAGCACTGGAAGAATCCAAAAAGAAAGCATCCGAGGCACTAACATCAGGACAGCAGGCCACCGAAGCGGCAAAAGCGGGTGTTGCCAATCGGTTTACAATGGAAGGCGGTGTGATCCCATCTTTCCAGAACCTCATGGAACAAAAGCTCGGAACGACACGGACGCGAGCTCAACAGAATGCAGCAGCCATCCAAGCGGCGGTAAAGCAGGGCGTCGGATTAACTGATCAAGAGCGGGAACTGATCGGTGCCGGCAATTGGGATGAGGTTCTTCGCCTGAGAGGTCTTCTCGGCGGGCAAACTCCCTTTGACGACAGTGCCGCACAATACGAAAGAAACATTGATCTCACTCCGTATCTCACGACACAAAATCCAGAATTGGTTTACACAAAAGAAAACGTGGCTACGCCGGAAGATTACGCTATGGAAACAGCGCTTCAACAGCTTTCAGGGGACAACTTCGACATTCTTCCGAGCGATGCAAGCCAAGCGGGTAAGGCACCAAAGTCACTTGCACAGATTCAAGGAAATCCAGAATCGGATCTCCGCTCTCTATTAAATGAACTGGATACAACGTTTATCAATCAATATGGCGGATTTAATCGTGGAGCGTATCCCATTCAAAACGGACGGATGGTTCTGACTGATCCTAATCTTGCAACGTCAGTGAAAGGGATGATCGACATATTTAATCGAAATCCCGAAAAACTGACTCCTGCACAGAAGGAATTGGTCACTCAATTGCAAGCCGATCTCGATTCCAGCACCGCCATTCCTCCTGTTGATGGAAGTGGCGGCGGAGAAGGTGCCTTCATCCCAGTGGAGGGTTCGGATCGAATACGGATTGTTGGCGGAGAATTCAAATGGTGGGACGGGACTCAATGGGTTCCGAAACCACAGGAAACACGTGTCCGAGATGATGGGACATGGGAGAAATTTAACTACGACACAGGTCAATATGAGCCAATTGCGGATCAGACGAAACCACCGATTATGAGGGGGATGATATGACCATTGCACCAATGCTTATAGGCGGAGGAATCGCGGCAGCGGGCGCGGCCGGACTCTTCGGTAAGAAGAAGAATTCAGCCCGTGAGATGATGGACCAGATCCTCTCTCAATACAACGGGATCAACTCTCCGGGCATTGAGGAACAAAAGGTCATCCTGCAAAACCTCGTCCAGCAAGGGTTGGTGACGCCGGAAGATGCGGCCACGGTCAACCTTGGGGAATCGGCCTATGGCGGAATCAATCTCGACCCGCGTGCCCGTGAAGCGCAGATGGGCGCTTTGTCCCAACTCTCGGACATCGTGAACGCCGGCGGTCTCACAGCCACCGACCAATCCAGAATCAGAGACATCCAAGACCGCATGGAGACGGAGAGGCGTGGAGCCGAGGGCGCCATCATGGAGAACGCCCGGGAACGGGGCGTGGGCGGATCCAACCTCGAAATCGTCAACCGTTTAATGGCCAACCAAGGCGCGGCCACAAGGGCATCCTCTGAAGGTATGGATGCGGCGGCGCAAGCCGAACAAGCCAAGCTGGCCGCGATTCAGTCCATGGGCACGCTCGGAACCGGGATGCGGGGCCAAGAATTTGACGAGGCCGCCCGTAAAGCGGAAGCCTCCGACGCTATCGCTCGATTTAACGCCGGGAACAAACAGTCTCAGATCAATCTGAATGTGGGAGCGCGAAATATCGCTGCCGCGACAAATCTGGGTGAGAAACAGCGCGTGGCCGACACCAACATCGGTCAATCCAACGTCAACCGGGTCCGTAATGCCGACCTGATCCAGCAGAAATATGACAACGATCTGAAACTGGCTACCGCTAAGGCGAATGCAATGGCTGGTATTGCAGGGGATGAGACAGAAGAGCAACGACGCAAAGACCAGCTCTATTCCAGCCTCATTGGTTTGGGCGGGAACGTCATGGCGAGAGGAGGCTGACCATGCCCTGCAAATCTGATCGTCAGAAACGGGCGGATGAGGAAAAAAAGAACGCCAAAATGCGCGCCCTCGCAGGATTGGCGGGGAGGAAATAATGGCTATCAATCTGACACCCGGACTGCCCATGGATGACGACCCGAAAAAGCGCGTCCGCGATTACATCATGGCCAAGTATTTTCAGGCACCCGGACAGCCAGCACCCGAGCCGTTAAACAAACTCGATCTTTCGACCATGCCGGTCGTCTCATCTGAACCGCCACCTCCCGCACCGGATCCGTACTCGCCGGAAGAACGGGCGAAATTGGGTAAAAGCGGAAGCGCCACCCAGTTGATCGGTGAGATTCTGGCCGGATTAGGCGACGCCTTCGCCTCCTCACGGGGCACCGGAGGAACGAAGTTCGGAGAGACGTCCAGAGCCATTTCTGACGCCTCCCGCGCCGAGAAGCTCGCCACATTCGACGCGAAAAAGAAAGCCGTTCAGAGCGACGCCGTGCGGAAGTATCTGGCGGAGAAATACAACCTGCCGGAGAACATCGATGTGGAATCCGGTGAGAAGCTCGCCACGTTGAAAAACGCCGAGGACATGAAACGGATACAGGCGGAAGCCACGTCACAGACTGCGGCGGACCGGAAAGCACTGGCTGATGAACGCATCGGACTCCAACGGGAACGGATCGGCAATCAGGAAGCCGAACGGGACAAGATGCACGATGAAAAGCTCATCCGCGCCAAAACCGACATCACCACCAAATTCAACTCAGACGCGGCGGTCAAGAAAGCGCAGCAATCTATGGACGCCGCCAGTACCATCCGTGAGCTGGCGACCAGCGGAAACCCCATCGCGGCGGCCGCCATCCCCACATATATGGCGAGGATGAGCGGCGAGGTTGGCAACCTATCAGAGGCCGATAAGAAGCCTTTTGGCGGCTCCAGAGCCATCCTCCAGCGCGTGGAGGCCAGCCTGAAGCAGTCTGCCACCGGCACATTGACTGCAGCCAACCAGACGTACATTCTCGGCATCGTTGATTTGATCGAAAAGAAGTCCAATGCAAACCTCGACCGGCTGGCCAAAAGCCGCGCCGGCCAATACTCGAAAGCGGATTCGCGCCTTAATTCCGATGAGATCTATCAGATGCTTCGGCCTGGCGATCAAATTCAATCTGGCGCAGAATCTCCGAGAGGAACCAATAAAATTGGTCGGTTTGAGGTATCGGTGGAATAATAATGGCTACTTACAAAATCAAAGATCCTGAAACCGGGAAAACAATCAAACTTACAGGCGATTCCCCGCCCACGGAACAAGAACTTGAGGAGATTTTCTCTAAAGTTAGGGGTCCGGCCGAACCTCCGGAAGGTGTTTTATCGAAAATTGGATCTTTATTGGGTACGGGATGGGAAAGCCTGACAATTCCTGAAAAGAAATCACGTGAAGGATTGAAGATGCTTTCGGAGATGGTTCCAAAGCTGGAACCATCCGGTAATCTTCCACTGGATGTGCTCAAAGGAACGCCTCGTGTTGCCGCCGAGACATTAGCGGAAACCGCGCCTGGTTTTGTTTCACGTGGATCAATTTTAACGGCGGGGCTGTTGAAAGGAGCGCAAAAAACCGCACCCGCAGTTAAAGCCATTGTTCGAGGGGGTGGTAAACAGCTTGAATCCGCTTCCGGCTTGGTGCCCGGATCGCTTGAAGCAGCCTATAAAGATCCATCGCTGATATTTTCCAAAGGAAAAGAAGCCGCAAAGCCCCTCTATGAAGCAGCACGCAAAGAATTGCCAAAAGGCGCGAATTTATTTGAAGGCATGTGGAAGCCCGAAGAAATTGTCGATGCGGCGCAAAAACATATATCAAAAGGCGGCACATTAGAACCATCTGAATCACTCATCGCTCGCAAGGCTACGGATGCCCTTTTGAAATCCAAGCGTTATGTCAAAGACGCCTTGATGGAATTAAGAAATACCTTCGATGCGTCAGCCAAATCCAGTGAAAACATAAAAATGGCTGATCCTCTTTTCCGACGAGGAATTATGGCAGACGCCTTGCGTAATTTCCTCCCACAAAACAAATTCGGAGGCGCGTCCGCCTTTAAGATGGGGATAGCCCCGGCTTTAGCAGGACTCGGTGGATTCGTCGGAGGACCCCCTGGGGCAGCAGCAGGGGGCGCTGCAGCAGCCATGGCATTATCCCCGGCAGTTCAGGGTGGTGCTGCCACAGTAGCCGGAATTCTTGGAAGAAATGTTGTTGCTCCATTGGTTGGAAATCCCGCCTTGGCCGTGGCCGGAAAAGAAGCGATTCGCACATTCGCTGCCGACAAATCGCAATCTCAGAACACTGCTGTAGGCTCCTCCAAACTTGCGGAACGGATTAAGACAAATCCACAGGTTTACGGAAAGTATGCCCAAACCCTTCTGAACGCTGCCCAGCGCGGGGCGCAATCGCTTACCTCCACCGACTTCGTTCTCCAACAGCGAGACCCGGAATACCGGGCGATGAAAGACCGGCTCGATAAGGAGGAAGGGCAATGAAGCATTCACAAATAAACTGGGCGCACCTGATCACGCTCGGAAAAAAACTCGTTGGGAAGCCATATGTCCTCGGAGCGGAAGTTAACCTCAAAGATCCCGACACGGATCACATCAAGGCCATCGATTGCTCCGAGATCGTCGAGTGGTTATTCGCTCAAATCAATATCGCTGTCCCTGACGGATCATACAATCAGGCAAAAGTGGTCACACGAATTTCGCCCGGGCAACCCATTTTGATTGGGGATCTCGGATTTAAGTGGAATCCTGAAAACGAGGGAATACATCACGTTGGTATATTTATTGGTGACGATACGATCCTTGAGGCCAAGGGGAAGAAGTGGGGAGTAGTGTTGACACCCGTTAAAGATTTCACCGCTTCTGAGCATTTTGCCTTTTGGGGGAGACTTAAGGATATCGAGGACGCATGAATATCGAGATCGGAGCGCTCATCACCGGATTTGTCGCCATCATCGCTGCTGCCATTTCGTATGGGATGAATAAAAAAGCTGATGAGCGAGCCGAACGCGATATCGCCGAAATCCAGAAAAAGATCGAAGGAATGGACAGGTGGTCGCGTAACCATGAGGAAAAAGAGGGCGTCTGCCGTTTGAATTTTACGCAAAAGAATTCCGGACTTGAAAAACAAATTGAGATCGCCTCAACAAACCACGATCAGGTCATGGATCTGATCCGGCGGGTGGAATCCGCCATAAGTAGGATGGATGAGAAATTCGACGCGCTCACCAAGACTGTCAGCGACTTCGTGAGTCGCCGTAGCTGGGAATCAATCGATAGAAGATAGAGGAGGGAACAAATGAATAAAATCGGACTGCTTAAAATACTTCTATTTAACGATAGCCGGAAAGTCGGTATTGGCCTTTGGTTTTACATTTCCACGGAGGTTTTCTTTTTAATGCGGCTCGTCGACACGCAGACATGGATGGCCTGTAAGGTTATGGCGCTTACCCTCATCGGCGGCGGGACGCTCGCGGATAAATTCATGGAGGCAAAAAAGGGGGCACCTAATGTTCCCAAACCTTCTTAAGAACTGGCAGAAGGGCGCCATTGTTGGGCTGGTTCTCGCTTGCCTTACTTGCCTTACGCTTTTAGTCCAGTGGAAAAAGACGGATTCCGAACTCAAAGAAGCGCAGCTGGCCTATGAACACCCCGCCATCAAGGAAATAGTCCGCGAAGTTAAGGTGCAGGGGCCAGAGCGGATCGTTTACCGGACGATCAAGGAACCGGGGGGCATCGAGCGAACGGAAACCGTCACGGAACGCCAGGTCACCGCATCCATCACCGAATCCGGGCATTGGAGTGAACCCGTGCCCGTCTCCACCGTGATCACGCCCATCCGGACCGACAGATATCTCTTAACCTTTGGGGTTAATCGTTTGACGCCGGATCTGGACGGAAAGGCGATACTTGTGGGATACGGTTTCAAAAACAGGCTGGATATTCAGGCGGGGGCGGTGAAGGATGTTGAAATTCGACCGATGGTGTTGGTGACGCTGCGGTTTTAAAGCTTTCTTTCGATTAACTCTAATTTATAGAGGATGAGAAGCAACAAAATTATAATCCAGATTAATAGATAAGACATTTAATTAATCTATGTCCACGTCTTCCGAGGAAACTTCTCTTATTTTCATTAACATTTTCTTAATATCGATCAACTGTTTCATGATCTGGGTTTGATTCCATATGACCATCCCCAAGCTGAGAATTATAACCCAATCGATTACTGATTTTGAGATATACATAGCGGATTACCAATTAAGATCTATTCCACGAACATATTAACGATGAAGGTTCCGAGTAGAACAAGGAGTAAACCACCAAAAATTCCTAGTGACCATACACCTATTATTTTAAATGTGGAAAAACAGACGATGGCCAATCCCAATAATCCGACAATCCATCCGAAGACCATTTATCCTCCTATTGCCGCATTAATGACTTACCGGGTTCTCGTTTTTTGACCATTCTCGACTTGATTTTATCCACTTCGCTTTCTTGGAATCCCAAGACGACCCGTGAGCCAATTTGAAAACGCCGGACCTTAATTTTCTTCTGCAAAACCCACTTATAGAGAGTCATTTTGGTGATCCCCAACATCCGCATCACATCATTGGCTCCGAGCAATTCAACACCCCCATTAATCATTATGGAACTCGTGGTGTCTATCATACTGTTATCCTCCTATCAAATAGTTTAAAGATTTTTGTTTGACTTCTATTTCTATTTGGTATATACTCGATTGTAACAGTTAGATAATCACTATTCAAGGAATAAACGAGCCAGGAGGAAAGTCCAATGGAAGAAAAACAAGAGATTGTTGACAAGTTGCCGGCGAATGTAATTCCGCCGACGAATGGAGACAGTGAAGTTATTGAGGGGGCGGTCACGCCTTTCGAGGGTGATTACATGGAAGTCACGGTTGACGTGGCGAAGCACCTGGCCGAATATGAAAAGGCCATCGACACGATCATGAATTTCATCATCCGCCGATGTTATGCGGGGGACTTTGTGAGTCATGACAAGGAATCGACGCCCCTTGAAGACCGGACGGTCAACTTGATCGGGGCGGCGGCGGAGCGAATTGCTAGGGACTTGGGGATTCAGGAATCCAACCGGACCCAGCCCCTTAAGAAAATGAACGAGAAGTTTCCCGGCCACTACAATTATCAATGTGAGGGTGATTTCACGTTTCGGGGCCGATCCGTTCACGCCATAGGCATTGCCTCGACGAGAAACCCGTTTTATTCACGGGCTTATGGGCAGGACAAGAAACCCGAAGAAATCCGAGAGGAATATATCCAAAGGGAATGCTGGCGGGATTGCACCAAACAGGGGATCAAAGGTTTATTCGGCTTGCGCCGGATTCCGCTCATGAAACTCAAGGAATTGGGCTATGACATTTCCAAGGTCAAGTATGTGAACTTCAAAGAGGGGGAAAAGAGCGCGGGGAAGGTCAACCCGAACGCGACTGCGGCGCCGACAGGGACGGAAGCCCCCGTTTCCGACGGAAATCAATCCGCTATCACGATTGACGACATGAAGGCATCCGTCTCGAAGAAGGGAAAGCCTTTCTATGCCGTCACCGACTCAGAAGGTTCACGGATGTATGTTTGGGGTGATGCCAAGTCCGATAATGTCAACGCGCTCTTGATTGCATGGCGCGACAAGAAGCCCGTCAACGTCATCATAAAAACGTCCGGTAATTATTCGACTATTACGGAGATTGTCAAATGAGCGGGCCCGCAGTTTCTTTAACCATTCCAGGGGTTGAGACGCTCAAAGCGGAAATTGAAAAGAGGCGCGAGCAAGCCCTCTCACTTAAGATCGGATCTTACCCGCGAAAAAATCCCATCCTTTCCGATCTCGGAGATTGCGACCGGCAAATCGCCTATGGTGTTACGGAATGGCAATCCAAAAAACTCCCAACCGTCGATCTTCAAGCTCGGTTTGACGTGGGGAATCTGATGGAGCGCGAGATGATCCGGGAACTCATGGAGCTCGGCTTTGACTTCATCGGTGGACAGGAATCGGTTGTTATCAAAGGGAGGGGGGCCGTTCTTCTGGCTACTGGAAAGATCGACGGATTCATCAAATGGCAGGGCGAGAAGATCCCCGTAGAATTCAAATCCATGCACCCAAATATCTATAACCAGGTCGAATCCATTGAGGACTTCCAGAAGAAACCGTGGCTCCGAAAATACACCCGGCAGTTGATGTTGTATTGCTTCGGTCATAACAAGGAATACGGCCTCTTCGGGCTCACCGATTGCCTGGGAGGAAGGAAATGGTTCATCCTCTACCTTGACTTCGCTGAATGCGAATTGATGCTTAGGAGATTGGAGACCGTCCAAAGCCATCTCTCGGCAGGGACACTGCCGGACCGAATACCCTACCGGGAAGAGATCTGCGGTAAATGTGATTTCGCCACGATGTGCCTCAAAGACATCATGCGGACGGAAGCCGAGATCCTGACGGATGATGCTCTTATCGCTGACCTAGAAAAGAGAGAAAAACTCAAGGTGTCCGCAAGCGAATACAAGAAAATCGACGAATCCGTTAAAAAGACGCTCAAGGGAATCGCCAAGGGGGTAGCCGGTGATTTCATGATTGTCGGAAAACCAACCCACAAAGATTCCTATACAGTTGAGGCATCGGACGGTTGGGGATGTTCGATTCAAAAGTTGGATAGTAGATAAACTTCTCACCCCCACCTTTGTTACAAATCTGTTACTTCACCAACGAATGAGATCGTTTTTTCATTCCTCGACGGAAAATTTACAACATGTTTACTTGAAAAGAAGGAGATCATGATTAACCCTAATCTTAGGTGCCATGGAACAATTAGAACTCTTCACAGACGAAGCATTTATTTTGAGGGTCCCCTTTCCGGAGGCGATCCGGATCTTTCAGGAGAATTACTGGAACCATCTCCCTTCCGCAAAAGTAACGAAAGCCCACTTCCGCCGGCTCGCTTTATTCTTCAAAGGATATTTCCTCGATTCCATCTCCAAAGCCGACATAGAACGGTACCGGCGATGGATGAAAGAAATGGGATACGCCGAGGCCACCACCAACAAAGCGCATATGATTCTTTCCCGCATCTATCGGAAATTTGAGGAATACAAAGAGGGGAAAACCGTCAATGGGGTGGATTTTTCCCGGATAAAATTGCCGTTCAAGAATCCGGCCGCGATGGTGCCGAAGGTGAGTGAACGCCGGTTTGCCCGGACCGTCTTTATCACGAAGGAGCAAAAGAAAATCCTGTGCAGCTACGCTGATGAGGATCTATCCGAAATCATCGACGGACTGTATTGGACGGAATTAAGACCGTCAGACTTTTTCAGAATCACCGATAAAAGTATCGATTTATCGATAAGGGTTATATTCGGAATCCAGAACAAGACCATCACCACCAAAAACCCCAGCGGCGTGCCATTCAAAGTTTACATCCCAAACGACAAGATGGAGATCATCCGCCGTCGTATCGAAAACACGAAGCCGGGAACACCGCTCTTTCGACGAAAAAATATACAGAAGCGCTGGGCATGGGTACGCCTCCTGGCCAAAATGCCCTTCATCCAAATGAGAGACATCCGAGGCTCGGCGGCCAGCCACCTTTTGGATCAGGGAATAGACCCCGAGACTGTTCGGAAAACCCTAGGACATACAACCCTTCGAATGTTGCCCCTTTACGACAAGCGTCCCGAGAGTCGAATGATGGAGGCCACCCAGATCTTGGTCTGAATTTAAAAAATATTTCTTGACTCGAAATTTATTTTAAAGCAGTATCGGATCATTATGCGAGGGTATGGGTTTAAACCAAAATTTAAAAAACCGCGGCGCGAAAGTGCTAGTGGTTTTTTTATGCCCGAACCAACCCATAGCCTCGCAGCCATGAATAGGTCTCGGGCATTTTTATTTCAACTGGACGAACCGCTTCAAAAATCTACCTAGCAACTTGCGGGTGTGGTTCAATGGTAGAATGCAACCTTGCCAAGGATAGGCAATAGGTCGTAAACCTGAAGTGAGTTCGTCCCTCGGGGGCGAACTTGAACGCATCTGCATCAATTGACGTAATCCAAGACATCATCCTTCGTGATGTCCCAATCATTCCCTCTTTCCCCTCGATAAGCCCGTCATCGCACTCCCCCCGCGGTGACGGGTCTTTTTTTTATGAGGTCCCGCGATGACCCAGTTAACTTTCGACGACGTTGGGGCACGGCGATTTCCGGACATCCAAAAGCACATCGAAGAGAAATTCCTCAAATTCCACGAAGAAAATCCAGAGGTCTACAGGCTATTCAAAAAATTCGCCCATCAGTCCCGCCGGTTTAAGGATCACTTTGGCGCCAAAGCCATCGCGGAGCGGATCCGCTGGGAAGTGGCTTCCTACTCGATCCCGGGTGACTTCAAAATGAACAACAACTTCCCCTCCGTCATGGCCCGGATGCTGATCGAAGAAGACCCCTCTTTCCATGATTTTTTTTCAATTCGCCACACCCCCGGCGCAGTTGAGATTATCCAATGAAAGACAAATTTTATTTTCCTCATGACTACAATTCGCGCAATGATGAAAAGATTTTGATGGCGCGTGCTGAATTCAACAATGCCGAGGCTTTCGGAATGTACTGGATGATTGTTGAAAGCATGGCGGAAACTAGAGACGGTTTTCTTAATCGGGTGGCGATCGCCCCCTTGTCGCTCAGTCTCGGAATTAGTTCGGATAGGCTAGAAGCCTTCGTATCGCTATGCGTTAAAATCGGCCTATTTTTTGACCAAAATGGAAGGTATTCCGCTCACCGGATGGTGGAGCATAAAAGAATCCGTTTTCTCCTCAGTAAATCAGGCAAAAAAGGCAACAAAATTCGATGGCCTAAGCATCGCCCCCCGAATCCAAAGGAAAGGAAAGGAAAGGAAAGTAAACAAGAAGAAGAAACCCCCCTACCCCCCAAAGGGGGGAATGTTGTTTTGATTCCCGAAGATCTCAATCCGAACGAACCGGAGATCAGGGACTGGCTGGATTACAAGAAGCAGAAAGGCCAGACCTACAAATCCAAAGGCTTGGAGGCGCTCTGGCGCTGCTTCCGGGCCATCCCAGCGGACAAACGGCGTGAGGCGGTGGATCACAGCATGGCCAACAATTGGGCGGGACTATTTCAAAAAAACGGAGGGAATAATGGCAATCATAGACAGCAAAGAACTGATGAAGAACGCCTTAAAGGATCTGGAAAATTCGCAGGAGTCACCGAAGAAATCATCTTGTCATAGCTTTGAGTGCAAGAAAGAATGGGAGACAAAACCGGAGGATTGGTATCGCAATCCTTACGGTCAGTGGCAATGTCGGGAGGGGTTTTGCCCCACATGCAGGGAAGAGTTTCAGATTCGTGAAAACGAAAAAAAACGGATTGAGGCTGAAGAAAAAGCGAAGTGGTTGGTTGATGCGCCGGCGGCGCGACTCTGTAAAGTTCCGGCCATCCTAAGAACCATATTCCCACGGAAGTTTGCGAACGTGGAATATATTCTTCCAGAATCATTCCAGCCATATATTTTTCCGGCCGAACGCGGCCTCTGTTTAACTGGAAAGCCGGGCGTCGGGAAGACGATGATTATGGCGATGATCGTGCGCGATCATTTTAAGCAAGCATCAGCTAACCCGAAGTGGGGCTCATCACATTGGGAACACTTTGGTTTACCGGGGAAGTTTAACTCCCCATGGAAATTCCTTTGTTACCCGGAATTCATCATGGAACTTCAAGACCGGTATCGGAAAGAGTCCGAGGAATCCGTCCTCGACCTGATTAAAAAAATATCCGAATGGCAGTATTTAATCATCGACGACCTCGGCGCCGAGAAACCGACGGATTTCGTGAAGCAAGCCACCTACCTGATTATCAACCACCGGGAAATGCACGAAAAGGCGACGTTCATCACAACAAACTTCTCATTAGATTTTCTGGATGAAAATATTGACTCTCGTATTGCCTCTCGGATCTGTGGAATGTGCGACATAAAACAAATTACCTCCGACGATAAAAGAAAGTTGACGAGGCGGAATTAAGGCATAAGGGAGGGAGGAACAAGATTGACCCCTGTTATAGAGGCGATAATAGCCATTGACAATAGTGGTATTCTATGGTATATACCATAGTAGGACACCACGAAGAACAAAGGAGGCTGCCATGGAACGAAAAAAGGTGATGGAAGCAATCCTGACACACTATCTGGGAATTGAGGGATCGGAGGATCAGAAAACAATGCTGTGGGAACTGTTGAAGCGGATCGGCGACATGGATCTCTTGGCGATCGCTCACCAATTGAGACTTGAGATGGTGCTCGGATGAATTACTCAGAGGTCGCCAAGGTTGTCGGCCATGAGGCGTTCTGGAGCGCCGGTGGATTGAGCATCCGGGTCAAGGTACTCGACGTCAAGTTCGCCTACGGCCGGACCCGCTACCGGATCCAGCCGATTGCGGGAAGCGGTACCACTTGGACGGAACAAATCCGCCCGGTTTGCCCGGTTGAAAACGGAGAGGTGAAATAACATGGGCGGGATTAATAACGCGAAGGCCAAATTCATTGGCTACATGGAAGACGGCGAATTCCATTTCCCGCTTTACAACGTGATCAAGTCGGATCAGGCGGGAATGATCGGCAGCACCGTCTCGGACGAAACCCTGATCAACGATCTCCACATCCCGATTCCGCTGACGCCGACATTCGGCACGTGGAAACAGTTCGTTGCTCTTGGCCGGCGCTGCCGCTACTGTTTTGCCGCGCTGGAAGGCCGGTATCCCGGATGCGCCCATTATCCGCATCCGAGTGTCAAGGTGGCATGAGATGGACGCCGAAAGTCGCTGGGAGAATCGGATGGAGTGGGCGGAAGAACGCCGGCGAGGGGATGACATCGAAATCAACAAGACACGGCCGGTGACAGGCGACTGGCAATGCGAGGCGCGCTACTGTACCAAAACGGGGACGGTAGAAGTGGAAGTGAAGCGGGTGGATGAACGGAAGGGGACGTGGGTTGTGTTGTGCGCGGAGCACAACAACGACGAAACGCCCCACGAACTCTACCGGGGACGGATCTGATATGAATTTGCGGCTGGTAACGGCTAGGGATCTAGCCGCAAAGAAGCAACGGAAAGTAAAGGGCGGGGAACGGTCTGAGAGGGGCCTAACTCCCCGCCCGGATTTTATCAGATTGGAGGTCATGCAATGAGCAAATGCACAGGATTCAAGGGATTCGATAAAGATTTGAAGTGCCGAGGTTACCAATACAAAATCGGCGAAGAACATAAACACGAGGGAGATATCACTCTCTGCGAAAAAGGCTTTCACTTCTGCGAATATCCTCTGGATACTTTCAATTTCTACCCGCCACCGAACTCACTTTTTGCCGAGGTTGAGGGTTTCGATGTTTCTAAGAAAACAGATTCAGATACCAAGAGGGTTTGCAAAAGATTGCTCATCAAAACCGAGATCTCATTCAAGGCGATGGTCGAAGCGGCAATAAAATTTACTTTTGATCGTGCTGATTGGTCAAAAAAAGAAAAACACGTTACCGGGGACACTGACGGCGCAGTTGAGTCCAAAGACCGGGGAGCCGCCTCCGCCACAGGATACCAGGGAGCCGCCTCCGCCACAGGAGACCGGGGAGCCGCCTCCGCCACAGGAGACCGGGGAGCCGCCTCCGCCACAGGAGACCGGGGAGCCGCCTCCGCCACAGGATACCAGGGAGCCGCCTCCGCCACAGGAGACCGGGGAGCCGCCTCCGCCACAGGATACCAGGGAGCCGCCTCCGCCACAGGAGACCGGGGAGCCGCCTCCGCCACAGGAGACCGGGGAGCCGCCTCCGCCACAGGAGAGGAAGGTTGCGCAGTCGCCCTCGGTATCGAGGGAAAAGTAAAGGGGATTAAAGGTACTTGGCTTACCGCTGCTGAATGGGAAAAAAAGGGTGGATGGCATCGCATCGACGTTAAAACTGTGAAGGTTGATGGGGAGAAAATAAAGGCCGACACTTTCTATGTGTTGAAAAAAGGTGAATTCACGGAGGTGATCTGAGGATGAGCACATGTCAATTTTTCAAGGTCATCGAGGAACCCGATGATGTTCAACTTTGAGATTCCCGGACCCCTTCCTGGTATGAACGACATTATCAGCGCCTCCCGGACGCACTGGAACAAGAGCCGGCAGCAGAAGAAGACCTTCACGAACATGTGCGGAATGTCCGTGATCGCCGCCCGGGTGCCCGTCTTCAAAGATCCCGTGCATGTCGAGTTTGCTTGGTACGAGAAGAACCAAAAGAGGGACAGGGACAACGTGAGTGCCGGAGCGAAGTTCATCCTTGACGCTTTGGTGGAGACGGGGCGGCTCAAGAATGACACGGCGCACTGGGTGCGCGGGATTTCCCACACATTCCCGGCGCCCGATTCCAAAAATCCACGAGTGATGGTGACGATTTATGACGCCTAACCAAAAAAGGCAATTCAAGATGGTGCACGGTCAGACGTGTAATGAGAACGCGCAAGGCAAGGAACTCTGCGACTGCGCCTATTCCTCGGTCGTTTGTCTCACGCATTCAGTTCACTACCTCGTCGAGAAGATGATCGAGATCCTACATCAACTGGAAAACTCGAAGACGCCGGACGAACTTCCAATTCTCGCTGATCCCATCCGGCAACGGCTGCGCGAACAAATTTTGAATGACCTCGATCGAGTCTCAACACAGATGCTGGAAAATTGGCGTGCACAAATATGACGCTGACCGCCGCTTGCAGAACTACGGTTCTTTTGTTGGCGAGCGAATGTATCAAGAATGGCGAAAAAAGGAGAGAGGCGATGGACGAAAAAAAAGAAAAGAAACTGAGCCGGCGGAGATGGTGAAGGAACGAAAAGGCGTCACCCAAGTCTTAGGGAACGACTTTTTGGATGGGTTACAAAACCTGAAGCCCATCGTCCTAAAAATCAAAGCGCATCTCGCGGCGGCTAATGCAGACCGCGCCGCGGCGCCGAGGAACTGACCGTGCCCATAACAGCCTTGCCAGCACATCTCCAAAAGAACAACGCCATGGCCGTGGGGACAGGATCTGACTGGGACGTATTTGGCCTCAGATACATTCCGCAGCATTGGTTCACCTTCGGACCCAACGCCACGGAAAAGATCGGATGGATCACGCTCCTTTCCATCCCCTACTGGTTTCGGATGCGGGAATTGGAGATCAAGGTTTACAGTTCAACGTTTACAGTAACCCTTCCCGAGCCCATCCGCTGGACTCGCCTCGTATTCCCCCTCCCAGTGCCCGCCAAATGGCGCAGGTACAGCCTTCTCATCATCGGCAGGGGGGTAACACGCTGGGAATCGAAGAATGCGAAATCGCAACTTTTCATCGCCCCCTATGTGGAGGGTTGGCGCAGCTCCTTCTTTGGTCGCCGAAACAATCTTCCCGCCACCGAGATGAACCCGGGACACGCCGAATATCGAGATCCCGTTCTCTTGGACGGGCTCACCCCGGAGCGGTCTCTCAAGTTTTACAGCCCAAGCGTCCTGCAATATTGGGCGAATTGGAGCATCCAGTTCGTGTGGCCGCTTCATTTTGTTTTCCGAATTCACTGGGGAAAAAGGAATCCGTCGAACGGCCGGAAGGCGCACAGTTTCCAGTTCCGTTGCGGGTTCCGCCACGACCCTTTCGATGACTACATCCATGGGCCTTCGATCTCCATGGGAGAGGGGAACTGATGGCACGCTACCGGAAGAAACCCGTCGTCATTGAGGCGACGCAATGGTTCAAAAATGGCGATCATCCTCAGGATGGGGAAGAAACATTTATCAGCCCATCCGACGGAAAAAAACGTAAGTACGAAGGGAAAGTAGTCCGCTATTTTCGCCTGCCCGGAAGTAGTGACAGTGAATGCCACAACTGCGGGAAGGTTATGCACGTCCACGGGTGGATCGACACACTCGAAGGCGGGCATATCGTGTGCCCCGGAGATTGGATTATCACCGGAGTGAAGGGCGAACGATATCCGTGCAAGCCGGACATATTCGAGGCCACCTACGAACCGGTTACGGAGGAAGTAGAAGCAAACCCGGGAAATCCGATGGAGGGAGTGCGCATTGACTGAGGAAGAAGAACTCCTTCTGGATTGCTGGAGAATCTTATGGACGTAAAACCATTTGAAATCGTGGATTCGATCCGCCAGAGACTGAGATACTGGAAGATCAAGAATCTGGCTGATAGTGCGTGGATTGAGGAGTTTTCGGTCGAGGACGGAAAACTTGATTTACTGACGCTGGATCTACGCCTGTGGACAGTCCGGGGATTCGAGGTCAAGATCAGCCGGTCTGACTTCCTGTCCGACCGGAAGTGGCCGAACTATCTGCCGTATGTGAACTATTTTTATTTCGCCACGCCTCCGGGACTGATTAAGCCGGAGGAACTTCCGCCAGAAATTGGACTTCTCGAAATCGGGGCGGAAAAACCGTTTGAGCGTGTGAAAGCCCAGTTATTGCAGCCAACGTTCGTCAGGGAAACGCATGGCGAACGGTACATGACGCGCCTACTCCTCAAGTACTTGCGTGACGTTGCATGGCGAGATCGGCGGAATATCGGACAGTGTCCGGACTGTGGCAAACAGTTGAAAACGATGGACGGGCGGATGAACGCCGGCTATCAACGGCAGGAGACTTATCATGGAGTGTGAAAAGTATCTCCGCTCCAAAGACCTGATCGACGAAAGGGGGAATCTAAAATGGATAAATCAAATGGAATAAATCTTAGTGTTGTATGGGGTTGGAGAATTGGTTTCTGGGCCGAGGGGAACAAGCTCTGGGCCGAGGGGGACAAACTCTGGGCCGAGGGGGACAAACTCTGGGCTGAGGAGGGCAAGCTCTGGGCTGAGGGGGGCAAGCTCTGTGCCGAGGGGGGCAAGCTCTGTGCCGAGGGGGACAAGCTCCGGGCAGAGGGGAACAAGCTCTGGGCCGAGGCGATCATTGCCGTTCACGGCAATATCAGAATGGAATGGAAAAACTATTCTCCAGAGAAAGACGATTTCGAATGTCACTTGGAAACCGGAGAAGTATTTAAGCCATAGATTTAAAGGGGGAATCCGAAATGAAAGCTGAAATCATGATAACTGGGGATTCCAAGAAAAAAGCCCATGATTGAACGACTTGTCCGCTACTTTCGGAGGCCGCCCCCATGCCAACACGAAATTCGAGATGGGAAAATGCGCTGGATTGAAGTAGATGAGAAAAAGAACAAGCCGCCTGAACTCCTGCTTGAAGTGGAGCACACCTGTCAAATTTGTGGAGTGGTTACGTTCAAAAATTGGTTCACGGAGGAAGCATGTCAGAAGTACAGAATCAAAACACCCCAACGGGCATCCTGATCGATCAACTGAAAATAGAGGTCGAGGCCGCGCACTCGAAGGGCATGAAGCTTTGGGAAGAGCGCTTGCATCTTTGGATCAGACCCAAGCCGAACTGGATGCCATCTGCAATTTGGAACTGGATGCTAAGCGTTGTTTTAACCCAAAACGTTTCTATGCGATCTCCTCTGGCCGAAAAGAATCTCGACCAAGCTCTGCTGCTCGAAAAGAAAAAGGGGGAAATGCGCCATGGAGTATCTCTCATCTAAGCCAAGCGACTGGATTCTGGAACGCGCCCGTGAAAAGGCACAGAACGAACGGGAAGGCGAGACGGACATGATTGCCTCTGGCGTCATGAAACAGCATCGGTTCACAACCGCGGAAGAACACGTCGACAAACGGACGGGATGGTTTGTGTCCGAAGCCTCTTTGGAATGGATCGACGTTTATTTTTCGGACATGAAAAAGACAATCGAACGTCTGGACAGCGAACTCCTCAACCTACTACGTGACCGTGCCAGCTACTTGGAACAACCACTGCAATGAGGCAAGTACGCTATTACCTCCAAGCACGGGACAAAAAGATAATCGAGCTATTGCTCGGAACGGAAACGGAGGAACCCCTCTCGCCAAAAGAAATAGGGATACGATTGGGAATAACCGTATGGACGGTTTACCGACGGATCGGCAAACTCAAAAAAGAGAGACCGGCCCCGACCGTTGCCACCCTCTAAGTTCCACGAAAAACAAATTCGCCAAAAAATGTCAATTTGATTCCTTCCTAAAAGTATCCACCATCCACTAAACTGTAAGGCGTTAATTCATCACGATTCCTTGTGGGGAGGGAAACAGGATGGCAACAGCGACAAAAAGCCGGTCACGAAGTACAAAAGCCCAAAATTCAAACGTTGTAATACCTCCGAAGATTCAAACCCCACCCGTTACCGCCTACGCTGTCATCAAAGCCCCCATCGGCGACAATCTCTGGCAGCTCGTCACCTACACCATCCAAAACGGGGCCATCGTCAAAACAGAAAAATCAGTCGAAGATCTCCGTGAGATTCTTATCGCCAAAGTTACAGACTTGGTGGGTGGGCTTCAGTGATCGCCTCATTTTTATGGGCATTCGTCTCACTCGTCGCCATTGCGGCACTCTACGACTTGGCCAATAAAGTCATCGACGCCTTCAAACCGATTGAACCGCCAACCACAGGTGAGATGATCGACAACACCATTTTTGCTCAACAGATCAAGGATCTCAGAAACGATGTGAACGCGCTGAAGGTCACCGCCGGATTCAAGGCGGCGCAAAGCAAGGTAGAAGCCAAATAGAGGGGAAAAAGAGGAAATGGCTCAATTTAAGTCGGGACGATCGAAAACGGGTGGACGACAAAAAGGGACGCCCAATAAGTGGCGGTTTCCCGAGATTGAGGAAATCTGCCAAGCCCATGATTACGATCCCCTGATTGAGCTGATCAAGGCCAGGAAGAAAGCCAAATTTTTGGCGACGAAGATCAAAATTGACATTGCCATTTTGCCGTTCACGAGAGCAAAGCCGAAAATCGAAGTAGACGTAACCGGAGGACTTGTCGGTCTATCCAACCCGCTCAGACAAAAATCAGCGGAGGATCTGATCGCCCTTCTACCCGTGACCAATGCCCCGGGCGCACGAACCTGACCAGCATCAGGTCATCGATGCACTCTGGGCCAAAGGAGTCTTGTGGTGGAAGCTGAAGCCTGTCCAAAAGTTAATGCACCAACGCGAGGTGTCGAGCGACTCGATGCTCTGCGTGGACAATTGCGCCCGGCAACTTGGGAAATCCTTTCGCCTCTGCGCCCGAGCCATCGGAGCCGCCATTTCTATCTCCGAAGCCATTATCCCCTTTGCCGCCCCCACCTTGAAAATGATTCGAAACATAACGATCCCGATCTTCCGCGAAATCTGTCAGGACGCCCCAGCCGACGTGCGTCCGATCTTCATCAAGTCGGAGGGGAAGTTTGTATTCCCGCACAACAACTCGGAGATCGTTCTGGCCGGCGTGAACAACGATCATGCGGACGACCTGCGGGGACGAAAAGCGCATCTGGCCATAATCGACGAGGGCGGATTCATCGACGATTTGGAATATCTGATCGAGGACATCATCTCCCCCCAGCTTTTGACGACCAATGGCAAGATCATCATGGCCTCATCCCCCTCCCGCACGCCAGCCCATCCCTTCAAAAAATACTGCGCTCAAGCATTGAGGGAAGGCTGTTATTCCGAATACGATATCTATCAAGCCGGATACTCCCAAGAAACTATCGAGCGGTTCAAAAAGAAAGCCGGCGGGGAGAACTCGACCACGTGGAAGCGGGAATATCTTTGCCAATTCGTAGTGGACGAAAACTATGCCATCATACCGGAGTGGAGAGCGGAATACGAGAAGGCCATCCCACGGGACGATTACTTCCGGTTTTATCACCTGTACGAATTCATGGACATGGGAGTAAAAGACAAGACGGTGGTGATCTTCGCCTATTACGACTTTTTGAACGCGCGCCTCGTGATCATCGGCGAACTCGTGATGAACGGGCCGCAAATGACCACCGAGAAACTGGCCGCGGCGATCAAGGTCAAGGAGAACACGCTCTGGGCAGGCCGGAAGGTTCACCGACGAATCGCCGACAACAACAATCCGCTCCTGCTTCAGGATTTGGGATCTCTGCACAAAATTTACTTCCAGCCGACACAAAAAGACGGGAAGACCGAAAAGACAACCATCTTGGAAGCCATGGTGAACGAGCTTCGCATCCAAGTCGGGGCCGGACGGATTGTGGTGGATCCATCCTGCATCGAGACCATTGGATGCCTCAAGTTCGGCATCTGGAACGAACACCGGACGACCTTCGAACGAGTGGAAGAATTTGGACACTTCGACGCCGTGGCGGCGCTTATTTATGGCAACAGGGATATTGACCGGCACACCAACCCCATCCCAGCCAATTTGAACATCAGCCTGAACACGCACTACATAACGCCCAGTGTGCTGCGTGATCCAACGGTGGAGAGCGTGAAAAAGATGCTGAACATTAAGAGACGGAGGAGAGAGTGATCAGACCGAATGTGGTGACTAACTCAGTCATGGAAGCCCCGCCAAACGCGGTGGGCGGATACATGTCCCCTGCCACGCCACCGGCGGCTTCCGCACCTGCGCCCGTTGACCCGAATATTGAGAAGCAGAAGCAGCAGATGGACAACCTCAACAAACGGCTCAAGGAATACTTCGCCAACAAAGACAAGACGGAGATCGCCTCCGACCTCATGAAAAAGGTGGACGCACACGTCACCTTCCTCGAAGCCTCCGGCCGGTCGTACCTCTTGAACCGCTCATACAAATATTACTACCGGGGGATCGAGAAAAAAGGCCAGCTCGAGAAAGCCGGCGAGCAAGAGGAATACCTGATCGGCCACTTCAACCATTACCGGAACATTTTGCAGCACCTGATCAACATGACGACCTCGGAGAAGCCGAACCTCGAACCACGTGCCGCCAACACCGACGCCAAAAGTCAAGGCCAGACCATCATCGCCAAGGGTGCCATCGATTATTACCAGCGGGAAGCCCATCTCGACCGAATCTTTAAGAAAGCCACGGAGCACGGTGTCTATTTGAGCGAAGGATATGTGGTGACCGAATGGGATGAGAACCTTGGGGAAGATTACGTCGCTGATCAAAACATCGGCGTCACGAAAAAGAAGGGCGACATCCGGTTCACGAACGTCGGACCCTTCGACTGCTTCTACGATTTCACGCGGGACTCATCGGCCAAGCATGACTGGCGGATCGTTCGGTTTTGGGAGAACCGATACGACTACGCGGCCAAGTATCCCGAACTGGCCGACAAGATCCTCCTCCTCGCCAAGGACGACAAGAACCCCCGCAATCGGCGCCCGTGGTTATCCGACACGCAAGACTCCGATCTGATCCCCGTTTACCGTTTCTACCATGCGAAGACCCCGGCCGTACCGGAAGGGCGGTTTGTGGAATTTCTCTCAAGCGATTTGGTGACGCTGGATGGTGGCCTGCCCTACCGGCGCATCCCCGTTTACCAAATGATGCCGGACGAACAAGACGGGACGCCCTTCGGCTACACCATCGCCTTCGACCTCCTCCCCATCCAAGAAGCAATCGATGGTCTGATCAACACCATTCTGACCAACGCCGCCACCTTTGGCGTCCAGAACATCGCCATCCCGGACGGAGCCAACATTGACGTGGTGGCCGTGTCCGGTGGCCTGAATATCATCAAATTTGACTCCAAAACCGGCAAACCCGAGATCCTCGAAATGCTCCATACCCCGCCAGAACTTTTTAACTTCGTGACCATGCTCGTCCAAATGCTGGAAACCCTGTCCGGCCTGAACTCCGTGGTGCGCGGGAACCCCGAGGCCAGCCTCAAAAGCGGCGCGGCACTCGCCCTTGTGGCCAGTCAGGCCATCCAGTTCAACTCCGGGCTCCAACAATCCTTCGCTCAACTTTGCGAAGACGTTGGGATGGGGATTCTGGACATCCTGAAGGAATACGGAGATACCCCACGAATTTCGGAGATCGCTGGGAAATCAAACCGTCATTACATGCGGTATTTTAAAGGCGAGGAGATCAAAAACGTGAACCGAGTGACCGTGGAACGCACCAACGCCCTCTCCGCCACCACCGCCGGCAAGATGCAGATCGCAGACACCCTGCTGGAACGGAACCTCCTGCACACCCCGGAGGAATACATCCAGCTCGTGACGACCGGCCGGCTGGAACCCCTCCTCCAAGCCCAACAGAACCAACTGACCCTCATCCAAGCCGAGAACGAAGACCTGTCGGACGGCAAAGAGGTGACGGCCATCCTGACAGACGACCACGTTTTGCACATCCGCGAGCATCAGGCCGTTCTTGCCAGCCCAGAGGCACGCCAAGACCCGAATATCGTCCAAGTGACACTCAACCACCTCCAACAGCACATGAGGCTGTTATTGGGCGGTGACCCCATTTTAGGACTTCTTGGACAGCCCGTAATGCAGCCTCCGGCACCCATTCCTCCCTCACCGGGCGGGAACGGAACCAAAGGCGGCGCAGCGGACGTCATAGACGTCACGAATCCAGTCATAAAAGCAGCCGACAAAGTGAATATTGCCTCACAACCAACTAATCCGGCCACGGGGGAGAAGTACAACCCTGTGACAGGTCAATAAGGAGACTTATATGAAAACAGCCCGACGCATTCTCGTAACACTTCTGGTCGCGGCCGGACTGATCCTCGCGTCTGGGCCGTTGCGACCAACTTTCGCAGAGATAATTTATAGTGCCGATCTCGTGAACAATTCATGTTTGGCGACAAATGTAAATTACGACCTTACTCTTGATGATATTGATGGTCTATCCATACAGGTAATCTATTCGAGCACCAGCCTTTCCAGTAAAACATTTTTGGATGGGAAAAAATCTACGGCCACCATTACCGTTTCATCTAATACTTCACTTGTTGGAGGAAAACTCGCCATCTACACAGTTCGTCTTGATGAAGGGAATCAATGGACGGCGATGACAACGGCATCAGGGACGGCAAAATCAATATCGGACGCCATTATGGCCAACTCAACACTCTCGTCGATTATCACCGCTACATGGTCAAGTGCTGGCGTGGTCAGCGCAACCTCGAATGTCGTTGGCACAAATCCTTATACTCTTTATACTTCGACCAATGCTGCGCTGCGACTTAATGGATCAGCCTCCAATAATAGTGATATATTTTTAAATGGTTCGGAGTCTAATGTTGATCTCACGACGGATTTGATCACTGTCACTGGCCATGGATTTGGTACAGGTGTCGCAATCCTCTATTCCACAACCGCACTAACCGGAATAACCGGACTTGTGAACCAGACAACTTATTACATCATCCGCAATGATTACGACCGAATTCAACTTGCATCGTCCTTGACAAATGCTATCGCTGGTACCGAAATTAATATGTCCGCTCAAACCGGAGGCGGGACTTATACACTAACTCCGATAGGAATATCCGGTACATTTACATCCAAGTTGCAAGGTGGAAACGACGGGACAAATTTTTCTGATCTATACATCGATTTAAACCAATGCTCCATTTCCTTCGCATCCCCTTTTACCGCTTCTTTTATCGTCTGGGATTTAGGGCAGGTTTATTTCAAATTTCTTCGATTAGTGCATACGACTGGTACATGGGGATGCATTAATCTAAGAGGTCTTGTCAATGGTAAAAAATAAGGAGATTTTCATGAAGAAATTACTATTTTCGACTGCTTTTATTGTCGGTATGTCGATGTTTTTGTTCGGTGAATCCAACTATAATTTTACCGGAACCGATAAGGTTTACACGTCACAAAAAGACCAACCAGATGGCTATGCTGGAATAGACGAAGATGGGAATGTGATAAAAGCTCCCGAAATAATGGGCGGATTGGACAAGGCAAAATCTGTTTTATTTAATCCGCCACCGCCGCAATTGCCGACCGATCCGCAAGGAGATTGGGATTTCACTGTATTGAATGCCACCGCCACAATCGTGCCGAACAAAGCGATGTGGATATGGAAAACAAATGCCGGAGCATATTTCAATGGAAACGGCGTCAGCATAGTTACGGTCACCTGGACTTCCCACGGATTCGTGACTGGTAGTACTCTGAACATTCAGGGAATCTATCAGAAACCCAGCTATTGCGGGCAATTCCCGATCGTAGTGGACAACGCAAATCAATTTCACTACACATATACACCAGGCGAGTCCGGCGTTGGCGCTGGGTTTGCTCAGGTTTGGAGGCAAGTTGATTGGACAATTGAAAACCGAATTCCTGGCACCGTCACAATCGTTAATTCAACAATGACTGGAATTCCTGGAGTGACGTTCACTAATACAAGCTCAACCTATCCATTAACTGGTGCCGGTGCAACTACGCCAGACCTTGCAGAAATTCCTTGGGTTGGGCCATGGACTATGATTGTGGTTGGTCAGCCTTGGTCGAACATCTATGGAAATAAAGGATATTTTGGACTGGATTATAGCAACACAATTGACCAGAAATCCTACAGTGGCAAACCAATCAGCCGAAATGCTCATACTCCGACAACCGTCATAAATGACAGACCTGCTTACCATTATTGGAACACCTTTATCGTTTTAAAAGTTGGCAATCCCTATATCCAAGTAAATGACGAGTATTCTACGAATGATTTTATTGCTTATCCGTATAGCAACGCAGGTCATTTTGCCATTCAAAAATTGGGGACTATGTATCCTCAAGGGATTTTTCGGGTTTCGTACATCTTGTTTTACAATCGTGAATTGACTGATACCGAAATTTATCAGGCATGGGGGTATTTGAACAATTATCTGGCACCCAAAGGAATTGACCTGACTTACTCAAGACCTCCCCTGTCAAAAACTATTGAACCCAATTTTAAACCAGGCGGATTATTGACCAAACCGTATATGGGCTGGGCCAGTTTTGGGCGATTCGTTTGGTCATCCGGTGCGCAGATCGTCAAAGACACGGCGTTGGCGATCAAAAATTTGGGGCTGGATAATTACGGATACAACTATGTGATAAACGACGGAATTGTAAATTCCACCTACGATAAACCGTACAGGGACATTTACGGAAAAGCCACCAATATCGATCACCTTTTCCCTTCCGGGATTAAAGATGTGGTCGATTATGTTCATGCCCTGGGTTTAAAGTATGGGCATTATTCTCTTACGTCTGGAAATCAACCTGGACTTACGACAAATGATTACTATGTTTTTGTAGGGAGCGAAGAGCGTGAATTTCAAGATGCACAGGATTTTGCGGATTATGGAATAGACTTTCTCAAATATGATACTTGGGGGACAAATTCCAGGTATTTACAAAGACTTGATGCGTGGGGCATTAATTCTCTTACTGAAAGTTATTCTCAAATGGCTTTGGGGTTAAAATCGACTGGGCGACCGATTTTATTCAATGCCGCCGTTGGGGCCGGACGGTCACCTTATGCAAATGTGATGAGGAAATACGGCGCGTGTTCAGCCAGAATTACAACTGACTTGGCTCATACGACGGATACAAGTTATCCAAAATGGAATATCACCGCCGCTTCATGGAATCACACCACAAAAACTTTAACTAAAACGGCTGGTTTCGCTACCTATACCTATGTCTCAGGTGATGTAATCAGAATAATAAGCGGAACCGGTGTCGTGCCTGGGATTTATTCTATCGCCAGCAAAGTTTCTGACAATGCCTTAACGTTAGCTTCGGAGATCACTTCGGCAGGAACAGACCCCAGTGATGTGGCTGTTAATGGAGATCCACTTGCTGGCATAGGCCGGGGCATCGGAATTTGGACTGGAATTGAGGCTCAGTTTGCATTTTACGACACGGCAAGCACGACTACGTATCCTCTAAATGACAGTAGGATACAAGCCTCATGGACTGGCCCTGGAATGGGTTATTTTCCTGATCCAGATTGGCTAGTTGTTCCCGATTATTTGAACGGTACAATCAATCCACTTGGACTTACTGCCGTTGAAGGAAGGACGAGTTTCAATTTCTGGTGCATGCTGGCCGCTCCCCTAGTGTTGGATACTGATCTGAGAACACTTCAAGTGACTGATCCGACTTATACCATTATCACCAATACTGACCTGATAAACATAGACCAAGATCTCCTTTGCTGGCAAGCCATTAGAGTAGGTCATGATTTACATTCTGCGACCAATACCGACGTTTGGGCCAAACCTCTCTCCGATGGATCATGGGCGATTGGATTTTTTAATCGGGATGGTAGCAACACTCGTACAATCGAAGTCGATTGGAGCGAAATTTACGGAGCAATCAACTCAGCTTACACCTGGAATAAAGTCGATCCCAATATTTCCAATTATCCAAGTTTTGCCAACGCGCAACCAACCACAATTGGAACAACTGATTTGTCCGGAAATAGTTTAACAATAAGTCTCGTCGGTGGTGGCGCCACCGGCGTCCAGGCCGTGAATGTCCCAATCCATGGTTGCGCTATCATAAAGGTGAAACCATGAAGATGAGTTTAAAGCCCCACCGCGAATAGCGACGGGAAAGAGGTTCCCACCAAAAGCGGAACCGGCAAAGGAGAAAACATCATGACAACAGCAGCCCCAGCAGCCCCAGCAGCACCGGCCGCAGTGCCGGCATCAGGAACATCCGGAGGATCAGCGGATCCGACAAAGGCGGCAGGCCAACAGCCTCCCGCAAGCGGAACGTTACCCAATGGCCAACAGCCACCGGCAGGACTCACGCCGGCAGAGAAGCGTCAGTGGAAAATGGCGATCAATGGCAAAGAGACTGATTTGGACATCACCGGGATCGAGTTCAAGGACCCGAAACTTGAGGAAAAGCTCAAGATGCTTGTCCAGAAGGGACTCGGCGCCGATGAGAAGTTTCAGCACTCGGCCAAAGTCGAGGTCATGCTGCAGCAGTTCATTCACTTGCTGAAAACAGATCCGGTCAAAGCTCTGCGCCACCCTCTGATCGGCCATGATATGCGGAAACTGGCTGAGGAGTTTCTGGCCAATGAACTGGAACGGGAAGGCATGGACCCGGAGAAACGGGCGATCATGGAGGAACGGGAAAAGCTCGAAGCGGACAGGGATGAACTCAAGAAACAGACTGAGGATGCGAACCAAAAGAAGGTTGAGGTACTCCGCGAACATTACAGCAAGGAATATTCGACCGACATCCTGACCACACTCAAGACCTCCGGCCTTCCACAGTCGCCGCGGACGGTTCAACGCATGGCGCACTATATGTATGAGGGCTTGAAACGCGGCATCGAACTCAAGGCTTCCGATGTTTTGCCGATTGTTCGCCAAGATTACATCGAAGACATCAAGGCCATCATGGGAGGACTTGACGAAGACGCGCTCTACGCTCTTGTCGGGGACGAAATCGCAGGGAAGATCCAGAAGGCCGGGATCAGTAGATTGAAGCGGCCAGGAAACCTTGTGCCGAAAGAGCAGCAGCCCCCGGCCGGAGGAGAGCCGCCGAAGCCGCCGAAGTACCGCTCGACAAACGACTTCGAAAAACTCGTCAATGAAAGAATTTGAATCAGTGCGAATTTTACATCAGGTTGCACCAAAGGTGCGAAAACCGAAACACCCGGTTCATACGACTGGCAAACCGGTACCTGTGTCTCGAGCATCATTTGATTTGCAAAAGAAGCATGGCGGAATGGGAGGAGGCGGGGGATAACCCGCCCACCAACCCAACCGCCGAAACCGAGGACTGAAACCGGACGCGCAAGCTATCCGGTGAACGCAGATGGGGACGGACGCCGCAAGGCTATCCAACACCGCTGAAACATCCAAGGCCAGACTGACTTAAAAAGGAGAAAAGGATATGGCTACAATAGCTACAAACCTATCCGGTCTCTTTAAGGAAACCTATGCGGACGTAGTGATCCAACTCGTCCCCGAGGTGGCCAAGCTGGTGAAGATGGTGGATTTCGTCCCCAGCGATAAAGAGATTGGAAATCTGTATCACCAACCCGTGATCGTGAACAACGAGCACGGCGTGACGTATGCGGCTCAGAACGGCGGAGCGTTCACCCTGAACGCGGCCATCGCCATGAACATGCAGGACGCCCAAATTCCCGGAGCGCAGATCATCCTGCGATCCGCCATCGATTACGAATCGGCTGCGCGCGCCTCGAACGACAAGAAAGCGTTTGTGAAAGCGACCAGCCTTCTCGTCAAAAACATGATGGAGTCAATGCGCAAACGTGTGGAAATCGCGTGTTGGTACGGCACAGATCCAGACGGGATTGGCCAAGCATCGTCCAGCGTGAACACCGACACCACCCACACCGTCGTTCAGATCTCCACCGCCTCATGGGCGACCGGAATCTGGGCCGGTATGGAGGGATCGAAGATCCAGTTCTATCTTGATTCGAGCGATGCTCTGATCTCGAGCTCGACGGACTCCATCTTTGCGATTGACTCTGTGGATGTGGACAATAAGAAGCTGACTGTGAGTGGGACAACCACCGGGATCAGCGCTCTTGACACGGCTCTCGCTGCGGCCTGCAACATCTTCTTCAACGGCGCCAAGGCGAAAGAAATGAGCGGACTCTCGAAAATTCTTCAAAACACGGGAAGCCTGTTCAACATCAGTGCCACCACTTACAACCTCTGGCGGGCCAATTCTTACAACGTGTTGAGCACGGCTCTCACGTTCGGGAAAGCGGTCGCCGGGTTGGCGAATGCGGTTGGCAAAGGTCTCGAGGAAAAGGTGACCCTTTGGCTGTCCCCGAAAACGTGGGGCAACCTGAACACCGACCTCGCGGCTCTTCGCCGGCTGGATTCTGGATGGCGAGCATCGAAAACGGAGGCTGGAACGCAGAACATCAGCTACTACAGCCAGAACGGTGAAGTCGAGATCGTGTCTCACTCGATCATCAAAGAAGGCGAAGCGATGGCAATCCCCATGGCCCGCGTGAGGCGGCTCGGGGCAGTTGACATTACCTTCAAAACCCCTGGCATGGGAGACGATGAGTTCTTCCTCCACTTAGCGGATGCGGCTGGATTTGAGCTGCGCTGCTACACCGACCAGCACATCTTCTTGGAGACACCGGCCAAGGCGGTGAGGTATTACGGGATCGTCAACACCTAAGCATAAACCTCAGGGGAAAGGAGGGAGCAGCGCCCCTAAAAAGGCGTCGCCCCCGCCCCGGGGTGCACAGACTCAGGAAGCACAAGCCTCGCAAGAGGATCTTAAGGAGGACACTATGTCAGAATTTGGAAGAATCGTAGTCGAAACGGAGGAGTCCGCTGTGACGCTTTACGCGAAACTCGGGCTGGATGAAAACTCTCCGGCAAAATCGCTTCAAGCCTTAGCGGCTTGGATCGGTGGATGCGCAGGCGGAGTGACCGGAATCAAACTTCATATGTGCCCTGGCGTCCGGGCCAGCTTGGCCGGAACGTTCACAGGCGACCCGACAGCGGCGCAAGCCCTGACGATCAATGGCGTGACGTTCACCGCAAGAGCGAGTGGAGCCGTCGCCAATGAGTTCAATATCGTCACCGGAGCGAACGCCGCGCCGTTGGCCGCCGCCATCAATGCCAGCGTGTCGAACAAAATCCTAAACCTGATCAAGGCCGTGGCGACCAGCGCACAGGTCATCACGCTTTATTCGATTGTCCCCGGACAAATCGGAAACCTGATCACGGTGACGGAGAACTTCGGCAACTTCACACTGGCGGGCGGAGCCGTTGCCCTTGCGGGCGGAACCGAAAGCGCCGATGTGCAGATCGCGCATGGAATAGCGGCCGAGACATCAGCTTAAAAGGGGGATGATATGGCGCAGACAGTCGTCTTAAACGGGGTGAATTATCGAATCCCCGAACTCGGCGAATCCCCGCCGACAGAGAACTGGGGACCTCAGCTAACGAGTTACCTTGTTGCCTTGGCAAACGCCTATGGCAATACTGCGCCCGGATTTTTGAATGTACAGGCCATCACCTCCACGCCGATCACGGCGGTCAGTGGAAAGACGTATTTGGTGAACACCTCCGTGGCGAGGACGATAAACCTTCCCGCGCCGGCGATCAACGCCTTCGTCATCATCAAGGACGTGAGCGGATTGGCGGAGACAAACAACATCACGGTGCACCCGACGGCAAGCGTCCAGATCGACGGGGTGGCGGCAGACAAGACGCTTTCGATCAACAACGAACTCTGCCTACTCGTTTCCGACGGAACCAACTGGTACGTCTTACTGGAAATATAAAGGAGAACGATCATGCTATCAAAGCGCATTAAGACTTTAATCGGAGCCGGCCTTCTCCTTTCGGCGTATGCCGTGGGAGCCGCCGCCACCGTTCGATACGTGGAAATAAGAAGCACACTCCAACCCGGAACCACGGGGCAGGGGCCGTGCGTCTCATCGGGAACCGTCAAGGAACTCTACACCGACACAGTTACTGTCCGTCAAAATCTAAACGCGAGCGTGGCCACTATGTCAAGCGCGACGATCTCGACCGTCTATTCAACGTCAGGCACATTCTCTGGGATTTTATCGGGCAAAGGCGTTACCAACGGGGGCAACGCCGATGTCGGATGGATCGGGCAATATGTTTCCTCATCGACTTTAGCTATTAACGGCCCCGCTTTGAATGTATGGGGGGATATAATTAGCATCCCATTGACGGCTGGCGATTGGGACGTAGCGATTGGATGTGTATTTACACTTAACGGAGCGACTGGACTTGACGACCTGTTTATTGGAGCAAGCACAACCGCTGGAAACAGTTGGACTGGAATGGTTGCCGGGATAAGTCAATTGGAGCTCGCATTCCCTATCGGCATACAACCAACAGGATATTCCCTCCCCCGAATTCGCATTTCAATCAGTTCACCGGCGACGGCCTACTTAAAGGTTTTCTTAGGGGGGTATTCCGGCGGACCGATTAAGGTTGCTGGCGGGATAACAGCGAGAAGGGTTCGATAGGAGATTTTATGAAAATGACATACGAAGTTAAAAAGAAATTGCTCGAGGAACTCATGGAAATGATGGACGACATGAGTTCAGGGACCCTTCCCAAAAAGAAAGGCGGGATGATGATTTCCATGGAAGCCGGAGACGACAGCGAACCTGATCCGACTGACCAGGGGGAACCCGGAGAAGGTGAGGACGATGAGGATATGCAAGGCATGGACCCGCGCCTCATGGAACTCATCAAAAAGAAAAAGGCTGAAAAAATGTCTGGAATGAGGAT